AGGATCGTCAGCAACATATCTACCTTTTTTATTTCTAGCTCTAACGGTTTCCATCTCTTTAAGAGGGTTGGGTAGTTCTGCTGAACTAAGAGGCGTAAAAAAATGCAATACTTTTTTAAGCCAGCTCATTTTATTTCTTAAACTTAGCTGTAACTTCTTTCCAAAGTTCAGGTTTGAATTTTCTTACAGACAATCCAAAGACTACTGCAATAATTACTAACGGTATTAATATGTCCATACTGTATTTCCTCGGTTTTTTAAAATTATATACTAATTTCTCTTAGCATGAACGATTCTTTGTTTGTAATTTTTAAATTGTGTTGGATTGTTTTCGTGTAAATCGAAAGCTACAGAAAGCCTAGAATCGTTACACATGTTTTTTGGAACAGAGTGTTTTAAACTAGAGTCAATTAAACACAAGTCACCTATTTCATTTTTTACATAACCAAGATTTTCGTAATAAGTTGTGTTGCTTTCTCCGTCAATAAATATGTTTCCTACTATAAAATTTATTTTCTCACTATGCTGGTGTAGTGGAAGTTCTTGATTTTTGTGTAGTATGTTTGCCCAAGATTGAATCCAAAACTCTTGTAAATCTTCTAAAAAAGCTAAAGTAAAAAGTTTACTTGGTAAGTTTATTTCGGGAATGTAGTTTAGAAAGTTATATTCCATAAACCTTGCGGTTGTTCCATCATAAAAATCACTTTCTTTTGGTAGCTTTAATATTTCTTTTTCTTTATCTAACATAATTTTTTTAATATAGGTACATTCATCTATAGATAAAAATTTTGGAAATTTTAAAAACATTAAACTATTACTGAAGATAAGGCTATCACCAATCTATCTTCTTGCGTGACTCCATCTTCAGGTTCATGAAATAGTCCTGAGTGCCATACATACCATTTGTTAATTTCAGGTTTTATTTTAAAGTCATAAAAATCTGTACCCAAGTCAGTTGGTGTTATATACATAAGTGCAGAAACCTGAGTATTAGCTATGCCTTTAAAAAAATGATTGTGCCTAACATTTTTGGTATTAGTGTTTTTAGGAGCGTAATAGATCCAAACATTCTTTTTATAAAAATTAAAATTTTTAGTTTCTAAATAATTAGTAAATAAATTAAATATAGATTTTTTGATACAAGGAAATGCTTCATCTGCTTTTAAATCACTTTGTATTTGAGGATGGTTGCAATCAGGATAAGTAGAGCAGCATTTATTTTCTAAAGTGTATTGAACTAATTTATTTCTAAATTTTTTATTATTAATTTTAGAGATAACAGGACAATCAAAAACTTCAACCATTCCTTTTAAACCAATCAGGTAAACCAAGCATAGGTCTTTTATCAAATTTATTTATTCGTGCATCTTTGCTGCTTGCATCATTATAGTGTAAGAATACTTGACCGCAGTTTTCACCTTCAAAAGGTTCTCTCCAATGTTCTAAATCACAACCACGATACATCAGCATATCGCCTGGTTTTAAGTTTACTTCTACGCCTTTTTTGCCTTCTTCACCTGACGGTTCTAAAAAAATTGACCAATCATCGCCACCTAAATTCATGGTAGTAGATATCTCGCAAGAGTATCTATCTTTATGTCTTTTTAACTCATCACCTTTTTTATAAATTCTTGCATACGAATAAGTTTCAGTTAGCTTTACGCCTGATTCTTTTTCCATCACAGGTTTTACTTTTTGTAATAAAGTTTCCATAACGATATCACCATAATGTGAATAAGTTTCAGGTATTTGAGTGTCATTCCATACCCCAAAATAATTTGTATAAGGAGATATAAACTTACTATCAAATAAATGTCTTGCTACAGCTCGTTTATTTAAAAAATATTGGTAACAAAAATCTGCTAACTCGTTTGATATAGCGTTTTTAATAACTTGATATTTATTTTTCTTAAAGCTCATTTGAATGGATATCCTAAATTCCAACACACTAAGGAGTGTCGTATTCCTTTGGTTACTGGTTTGACTCTATGCCAAACAAAAGATGGAAAGATAATCACGCTACCTTTCTTTCTAATTTCTTCACATATTCTTGGCTGTGAGCCTTCGTCTGTATTTCTAAAATCAAACTCTAAATCTCCCCCTTCATATTCATCAGGATCGGTTAAAGATACAGTCATGCTAAGTTTTCTTAACTTACCATGTGTTGTTGGGTTTTCAGGGTTATTATAAGGCTCTTCGTAAGAGTCGCAATGCCAATCGTAAAACTGACCTTTCTTGTATTCGGTAAATTGACAAGCCTCTGACCAATCCCATTCAAAATTCCAATTAGCATTTGCATTTGCTTGATGGATGTAAGGTTGTATTTCTTTGTATATCCATCTATCTGACATCCATACAACATCAGATTTTCTTTTTTTTTGAATGTTTTTAAGTTCTAGTTTAGTAATATTTTCAGCACTTCTGCCAGTATTACCTGTAAGGGCAGTTTGTTTATCTTGCTCTTGACCATAACGAACTATGTCATCACATATTCTCTCAGGTATGGCTGATTGAAAGTACCAGTAATAATATTTTAGATTCATCTTCTCTCTCTTAAGAGATCAGTATAGTTTAGATGTGTTTTAAAAGAAAGGTTGGTTAGTTTGTCCAATCGCCAGCTTTGACTAGTCTAAATACTGCTCTTAAATCCCAACAGCTTGAGGCGGTAAGAAAATCTACCGCAGGCTCTTTGGTTATAACTATTCCTGAACCACCAGCCGCTCCATTTCCACGAATACCACCTGATGCAAAACCACCGCCTCCAGCACCACCGCCAGTATTGGCTGTACCTGCTACACCTGTTCCTGTGCTAGGTGCTGCTCCATCACCTGCACCGCCTTTTTGAGGGGTTGTGGCTGTGCCTCCACCAAGTCCATTTAGTGATCCAGCAGTTCCACCGCCGCCTCCGCCACCAGCATAGTAAACTGGTGAGCCTGTAATTGAAGAGGTTTGTGCAAGACCACCATTACCAGCAATAGCATTAGTGCCTGTTACACCAACACCACCTGCTCCACCGCCTCCGCCAGCACCACCATCGCCTGGTCCTGTATGACCACCACCAGCATTTCCTTGAGGTGGAGAGGTTGAGGGTGTGTTTCCAGTGCCTCCGCTTTGAGTTGCTGGATCACCAGTTCCACCCCCACCTCCGCCTGAGCCACCGCTTTGTCCGTTAACATTTAGTCCACCACCATAGCCACCACCTGCTGAAGTAATCGTAGAAAATGATGAAGTGCTTCCAGCACCGCCTGGAGAGTTAACTCCTGGTGCACCTGATGCTCCTCCTGCACCAACTGTTACAGGGTATGGGGAGTTACCTGAGACTGGAAAACCTGTAGCTGTTCTGTAACCTCCCGCACCTCCGCCACCTGAACCTGATCCTGCTCCGCCTGCAACAACCAAGTATTCAACTTCGGTTGTTAAAGGTTGAGTGGTTAAAGTACCTGTAGAGTTAAAAGTAGTAATTTGCTCTGCTTGAGTGTCTGTAATTGGTGCTTGTACTGCTCCGACTAATCTAGGCATTTGTCCAATTCCCTGCTTTCACATTATCGTAAACTGCATTCATACTCCATATTCCTGAAGCTGCATATCCTTTATTGGGTTCTTTTACAATAACAACTCCTGAACCTCCAGCACCACCTGCTCTAGGATTAAGCGGAGCAAAAACTCCTCCACCAGCACCGCCTCCGCCACCAGTATTAGTTGTACCATCTTGTCCTTTACCTTGAGAATTAGGTGCACCGTCTCCGCCACCACCGTCTCCGCCAATACCTTCAGGTCCTGCAAATCTGCCTGTTCCGCCACCGCCTCCTGCACGGTATACGGGAGAACCAGTAATAGAAGAAGCTACTCCAATACCTCCAGGTTCGCCTGCTTGATCAACTGCGGGATTAGGTCGGTCTGAGCCTGCGGCTCCTGCACCGCCACCGCCACCGCCTCCATTGACGTCACCACCATTATAAACTGCTACACCACCTGGATAACCTTGACCAGCTACATTATTTGGAGCAACACCACCACCATAAGAGCCACCTCCTCCTGAACCGCCATTTCTTGATCCTGGTGCAGGCTGTTCGGGACCAAAAGCACCTCCACCGCCTCCTGTTGAGGTAATGGGTGAGGGAGTGCCTAAAGTTGAATCTGAGCCTTTAAATCCTCCAGTTGTAAATGCGGTTGGTGGAAATGCTCCACCTGCTCCACCTGCACCCACTGTTACTGGATAAGGACTTCCACCTGATACTGGAGTGGTAGGTTCTGCGGATGCTCCGCCTCCTGAGTTTTCGCTTGGAACTGATGAACGATAACCACCTGCTCCGCCACCACCTGAACCGTTTAAATCTCCACTTCCGCCACCGCCGCCTGCAATAACAAGGTATTGAATTTCGGTTGTGTAAGGTGCTGTGGTTAAAGTACCTGTAGAGTTAAAAGTTGTTATAACCTCAACTTGATCGACTGGTGGGTTATCTACGCCTATTATTCCGCCATTAAGATCAGCCATAGTTAGGCCTCATTCCATTGCAGACTAGTAGCATCCCATTCGTAATTGGTTGTTGAAACTGGATCGGTATTAAAATCATATATTTCTCCCAACCATTTTTGATTATCTTCATTCCAATCTATTGAGACAGGTTCTGAATTTATTTCTAAAACTGTTGGGTAAGTAACTGGTGCTTGCCAATCATCATTAGAGTCTAATGACCAAGATGGGTAAGGTTTTGGTAATATGAATTTATTTTTAGATGAGTCATAAGTAAATCCTATACCTGCGTATTGTTTTCTAGCATTTCCATTATATGAAGTTTGTTTCCAAGAAGTGCCATTTTCTGAGTGTGGGACTAAGTTACTTACAAATGTTTCTGCTGATGAGGAATAGTCTCCGCCATTAGCATCTACATCATCGTTGGATATTACTACTACTCGTAATACTTCGTTGCTGTTATTAAGTTCTGCAAAGTGAGCCATATTTGTACTCCTTAAGCATCATCTAGTTCTTCGTAGTTAATGGTGTAAGTTAAATCGCCATTAGCACTTGCACCACCCTCTAATACATCTCCTTCTTCAAGATAGATGCCTGAGTTCTTGTCGATAAGAACCAAAGTAGCATCTGCTGAT